GCAAATGTAGATTTCTTCACATCGAACTGCATCGAACCCGTTTGACCCGCAACAATATACCACTCTAACGCCTGACAATCATAAGGAATGAGACGATGTGCTTTTTTGCCTATTGATATATCATCAGGCGTAGAATCTATGAATACTGAAATCAAATCCTCAGTTGGTCCTGTTGCACCATCTGCACCAACAACATTTCCAACATTAATTACAGTTGCGTCTGTAAGTGTAAGAATTAAATCGCCATTAGTATTAACATCTGCATTTGAAACAGAAGTTCCAGTTACACCAGTAGCACCTGTTGCACCAGTAGAACCAGTATCGCCTTTAGCACCAGTTAGACCAATTGGACCGGGTGTTCCTTCTACGACTCCTACATTTAAAGTACTTTCGTTGTTGTAAATTAATATTAGTTCATTATCTGTGTTTATTTCTGCTGATACTACAAAAGGTAGAGTTATCGGTGATGGTGTTGAGGAACCTGTGCTAGTAACAATTTGTACCCACTGCGAAGAATCTTCGTCATCAATGTATACAAAATATTTACCAGTATCACTTTCAAACCATCTGTCACCATTTATTGGATTTTCTGGTGGTTCGTCTGTGTATGAAAATCTATTTGATGTTGGTGATCCACCTTCTCCACCAACAACATTTATGTTTATGTTTTTACCGTCTGTAGAAACGGAGGAAATTGCACTTCCGGTAAAGTTAATACTTTTAGCAGCAGAAGTAAGTCTTCTTCCTTCATGCTTTACTATTAAATTTCCACCACCACCACCCTGTGCGCTATGTTTAGATGTTGCGTTAGTTACAATATCCTGTAAGAATTGTTGTTCAATACTTAATATTTTTTCGTTTAGTTTTAGAGGATATTTTGCGGTAGCAACACCAACTTCACCCGGATCACCTTTATCGCCCTTGTCACCTTTTTCACCCCGCTCACCAACATCACCTTTTACGCCTGCTTTTCCTTGCTTGCCATTCTTTCCTTGAGTTCCCGGTATTCCTTGAGGACCTGTCTCTCCCTTCGGACCAATCGTACCATCTGATCCTGTATCTCCCTTTTCTCCTCGTTCTCCTTTAGCACCGCTAGAACCCACATTACCGGTCGGACCAATCGATCCCACAAGTCCTTGGATGCCAGGATCTCCCTTTTCACCTTTTTCTCCTTGCGGCCCAATATTGCCAACATCTCCCTTATCGCCACGATCTCCTTGATCGCCTTTAGGGCCTGTCTGTCCTTGTAATCCATCGGTTCCCCTTTCTCCGGGTATGCCTTGGGGTCCTTGCGGTCCTTGTGGTCCGGTATCGCCTGTTTCTCCACGCGCACCTATAAACCCACGATCACCTCTGTCTCCCTTAGAACCGACATCACCAGTGGTGCCAGTATCTCCCTTTATCGGAACAGAAACGATTTGTTCCACTACGGGTGGAACTACAATGACATTATGTTCAGAATCTAAAGAAGTATTTATATTTACAAATTCAAATAACTTATCAATTTGTTTTTCTTTTCCAAGACCACCAATTATCTGTAACAGAGTGGTATTGGATTCATCTACGAAACAAAATTCGCCAATTCCTTTCAATTTTATTTTATATTCAGGAAAGCCTTCATCTAATAAGATTTTATATAGATTCTCAGCAATTGGCTTATATACAGATCCTGCTTTAACATCACCCAGATCGATAGTTAATCGTAAATGCTCTCCATTGCTTGCTTCGTTTAGGGATAGCATGGCTAGCTTCCTAGACGGTTCTGGAGCACTGTATGAAGAGAAGGTAGGGATCATGTATGGTTATTTAGTAGTTAATGCTAACCAAGAAACTGGGTATAGGGGCTGAATCGTGTCATAAATTGCTTGTGCATATTGGCGCACTTCCCATTGTGCATGGGGATCTATACGCTGTGAGTACACTCTAGCATATGCAGAAAGAGAGCCAGTCCACCACCATTGAGTATATGTACCCTGCGGAAGAACAGAACGAGCCTGTTCTGGTGCAACACCCCTTTTAAGCAGTTCTTCGTAAGTCTGAAGAGCATCTTTAGCGGTCATTTCATAATTACGATTCACCGTATTGTATGAATCGTCAATTGGCATAAAATCCTCAGATCCTTGCTTTGCTCCGTTTGTTGGTTTTCCACGCCAACGAGGTACATAAATTTCTGGCATATCTGCAACATAACGACGAGAAATTTCATTCTCAACAAACCCAACCTTGTGTTTGAAAAGTTGAGTGCGAATGAATATTGGGGCTTTGATTCTTAATGTTATTTGGGGATGAGCAAATGGAGTCCAATGCTTATGCTTTGCCAAATAATTTATTAATTTGCCATCTCTCTCGTCAAACGCTGTGCTTTCAGAATTGAAAGACACTCTTGCTGCATTTACTACAGTAAGATCGCTTCCCATGTGCATGACATATTGAACAAACCCCTTATCAAGAACATCAATCTTTGTCTTTTCCATTTTGTTCCTCATCACCAAATTTAAATTCCACACCATCAATTTGCACATAATCCATTGCATAATCTCTAGCGCGTTTCCACATTTCGGGATCTATTTCTTTAATATATTCTGCAAATCTTATACCAAATTCAGCAATGGCTTCTGTTGTTATGATCCATGCTTGTTGCTCTTCACTTAAGCCGTCGAATTCGATTTCAATGTCTCCCAAGTCAACAACTTCTGAATCTTCGTTTGATTCTTCGATGTAGCTTGTTGGGAACTGTGAAGTTTCTTCCGAATCATCTGATTCAATCTCGTCTTCGTCTTCATAATATTCATCCTCGTGTTCGTCTTTGTAATCTGACATATTAGACCTTCTTCCATTTGGTGAGTCTGAACATTGCTTCCGGACCAGAATATGTGTTATGATCTATAAGTTTCTTGATTTCGTTTGAAGTTCTTCCACGCAAAATCATATCATTCACATCTTTACCAGTTATACTATCTGGCCAGATACACACAGTCTTACCAGTATTTATTAATTTGTGATATTGCTGAACCACATGTTTGTTTCGTGGTTCATTATCTAGCACATAAATCAATTTGGTTTTTGCAAACAGACTGGTATCTATTTCATGATTCATACCAAGGATTGCTATTCCATTTGGTATAAACAACGAATCTAATGGTCCTTCTAGAACATATACAATAGAATTCAGATCCACCTGATCAACACCAAAACACAACTTCTCATTTTCATCAAATTTGATAGTAACATACCGAAGTGCGTTATTATCCAATGCTCTACCCTGAAACCCTATGAGTTCCTTGTTGCGATTTAAAATTGGAATTATGAGTCTAGGCTCTTCTCCAACATCTTTATCTACCAACTTCTTAACAAATTCTGAGAAGTTTTCTGCATAATATAAAGTATTCCATAATTGTTGTGGAATTTTTCTTTTTATGACATACTGCTTGCACAGATGCTCTGTATCCAAACTGCTAACAGTTGGTAGATTTATTCTTTTCGCAAACTTAGGGGCTTCAATCTTTATCTCAGGCTTCTTATAGTTGGAATGTCCGTTTTCACCGGACTTCCACCGTTCAAGAGAATACTCCCTGCAGAGTGCAGGGGATACTGTCTCCAAGAACCTATAGATGTTGGTAGAAGCACTACAGTTGTGGCATCTATAGAACATATCATTGTTCTTTGAATAAAAATACCCTCTTGCTCTAGTTTTATTCCTTTCAGAATCTCCACAGATAGGACAACGGCAATTAGCTAGTGTCTCACCCTTCCACTTGAACATATCAAGAGAAGAAGAAACAAGATTGATGTATTTTTTATCAATGATTAATGACATGTTTAGTTACTTAGTAAAGCTTGTTCTGCCCATTCTTTCCACTCTGGGAAATCTTCATCGCGTATTGCCGGCAAAGCAGCCATGCGCTGTTCGAATGTGCGGACATCATCTTCTTTAATAAATTGTAGTTGCTTATATTCATTCATTTGTTTTATCCTCAAATTGCCAAGACTTTACCTTATCTCCATAACCCTTACGCTTAAACTTATTACCAAATCCCTGTTCTTTCTTTACCACTTCATTTTCTGCTCCTGCACCAATCAATCCTACCTGAGCAGATTCGTCAACATTGAACAGTTTCATCTTTGATCGATTGATTCCTATCATGAACTTTCGATTGGATGCCAAATCGTTGTATCGATTCTTCAACTGCTTTACCATTACCTGATTCATCTGATCTAGTTCTTCTGTTCGAATCAAAGCAAACATGAAATCTGCAGTTTGTGGCAATCCAAACGACTCTGATGTATTTTCCAATCCAAGATCTGTATTAGTATATCCATCTCGGTTCGTTTGTGTAGCAGAGAAAATTGGAACATTCTGTTCTACTGCAAGTCCCCGCAATTCTTCTGCAATACCCTTGATGTAAGTGTATGAATTCACTACTGCTGCTTTGAATCGACTAGACGAGCATATGTTCAGATAATCAATAAAGATGATATCTGGAATAAACTTTCGCTTTAGTTTCAGTTCATCTAGTAGATGTCTAAAGTGATTCACATTTGCTGTGCCAGTTGGATATTCCTTGATAATCAACTTACCCAACACACCTCTAGTTGCATTGAACAACTTCTTGGCGTACATATCTTTAGTAAACAATTTCAAATCATCAAGAGTTGTATCCATGATGTTTGCATCAATCCGTTCAGCGATACGCTCTTCTGCCATTTCACATGTGATATACAACACATTCTTATTCTGCATCATACAATTAGCTGCATGATGACACAAGAACAGAGACTTACCTACTCCGGTTCCTGCAATAACAATATTCAATGTTTTTTGTGGAGTACCATTATTTGTGATCTGATTCATATACTCAAGATCAAATGGAATCTTCTTCTCTACTGTATGGTAGAAATCATATCGCTTTTCAGCATCTTTCAGATAATCATGTCCAACATTACTATCAAAAGAAACTGCTAAAGCATCTGATAGAATAGAAGGTAAAGATGTGGTAGTCTTGTTACTAGACTTACCTTCGATGATATGAATGGATTCCAAAATGGCATTGTAAACTGCTTTGTCTTTACAAAACTTTTCAGTTTCGTGCAACAACCAAGCATCATCTTGTTTCGTTGTTACATCAAATGCACCAATATTGTTACTAATTGTTTCAAATTCGGTTTGAGTCAAATCTGTGCGATTAGAGATAGCAATCTTGATTGCATCTTGACTAGGCAATCCATTGTATGTAATAAAGAAGTCCTGAATGGAACGAAAAATTGCTTTATCGTTTCTTTCTTGAAAGTATTCTTCTTTTATGAATGGTAGAACTCGTCTAACATATATTTCATTTGTTAGTAAGTTCTCCAATATGATTTTTTCTATACTCATTCAGTTGGCTCATCGAGGTCATCCGAAACAGTCTCATCACCGGCAGACTGCATACCGTACTTGAATTCTTGACTCGCAGCGTCTTCAAGTCGAACCATTACCGCATCTGTGAAATACTTTTCTGGATTTTCTCGTATGTTCTTCTCAAACGCAGTCTTTCCATCAGGCAATTCAATGCGAGTGGAGACTTTCTTGAAAATACCATACTTGATAGCCAAATCAACCAACCCGTAATAACGATCCAATCCACTGTCATATCGTAACATGACATCAACCATCTTGTTTTCTTTGGTAATTCTACCCTTATACAGTTTGCAGTGTATCACATTTCCTACTACACTACCATCACTATCTTTCTCTTTTCTCTTGGAAAGATATACAATCGTGGATGCAGCATACTTAAGACCAGATCCACCACCCATCTCTTTCGTTGGATACATGGAACCGATGATATCGTATGTGTGGTTTGTCATGATCAATGGCACATTTGCTTTGCCAAGTTTGAGAGTCAATACTCTAAAGGTGGCTTTAATTACCTGTGCGCGAGTCATGTCCTTGGTTGTCTTACCTTCAGCAGTATCTGCCATTTCCTTATTAGTAGATAACATACCAAGACTATCCAAGACAATCATCATTGGTTTCTTTTCCTTTTGAGAAAGAGCCAAATACGAATCCAAGATAGTAACTGCTTGGTGTCTGAATTCTTCTACTGTGTTTACTGGAAATACTGCGATGCGGTTAGGATCAATGCCTCGATCCTTAAACATAGAACTAGTAACTGCTTGTTCTGTGTCGAAGTATAGCACCGCACCATCTGGGAAGTCCTTGAGAAACTGTCCAACAATTCCTAATGTGAAATAAGTTTTGCCAGTTGCACTTTCGCCAGCAATAGCCATGATCTTATTATCAGGCATCCCACCATACAAAGAGCCAGAAAGAAGAGCATTAAAAGAATAGCTCCCTGTATCCACGAATCCCTTGATGTCACTACCTTCAATGCCGTCTTCAACGATGCTTGCGAATTCATTTTTAGACTCTTTTATAATGTTTTTTAGAAAACTCATAATATCTCCTTTATTTCTTTCAATGTCGTTTCTATGTCAGCGATTTGATTTGTTATCTTTTCCAATGTAGTCAAATCAATATATTTCAAATCACCCTTTATTTGAAACTTGAGATCTTTGTGTTTTGTTCTAAGACAAGTATCAATGGTGTCTTTTGCAAGCTGACTTAATTCTTTTTTCTGCATAATATTTTTACCATTTCAAAACTTAATAAACCGAAAGTGGCACCAATGAAAGTAAAAAACAAAGTAGCAATTATTACAGAATCTATCATATGAATAAACTTTCTAAACTACTTGTCTCTTTGATTTTCCATTTCATGGTATGTAGAATGATTGTTAGTGGTTCTACAAAACTCTTTTCGAACTGTGAATTGTAATCTATAAACCTGTGTAAGTCAAGTTCTTTAGGTAAAGTACTGATAAAAGAAACGACATTCTCCCCAAGAGGATTTGGTTCTTTTAGATACACATACTTCACCTTTTCTCCTGCTTTGATCAATTGATATTTCTTTGTCAATTTCTTCTTCTTCACATAATGATTATAGAGCAAAGCACCCCTCACATGAATAGGAGTAGATTTTCGGTATATATTGGAAGAATCTGCATACTCTAACATCCCATTACATCCACGGGGAAATGCAATCACTTCCGGATCTTTACTAAAGAACTCTTTGCGAAAAGTATCAACAAATTCTCTAAGAGATGCTTCGTTACCATTCATGATTATGTAAATGGCTTTAGTCAGTGCTTCTCTTACAATCTGAGGAGTGGAAGATCTACTGGTTTCAATTCCCATTATCTTCATTTCTGGCTTGTCAAGAAGAACATCGTCTTCTGCCATATACACATTAAGCATATAGCGTTTCTTAGCAGTCCATATTCCCTTGTTGGATATGGATTCTCTCTTCATGTGCATCTTTTGGGAATATGCATTCATCAAGGTGGCAAGTTCCTTGTACTTCGATTCAATGAATGGATCGATTATATCCTTGCAAGATTTGTCCAAGAACTTTACAATCTTGTGATTGTCTGCATTTGGCATAACCTTCTGAACGAGTTTATCCAAACAGATATAAACAGAATCGGTATCGGATGCTATAACAAAATCACATCCGGTTGTACCAATGGTGGTGTTTAGGAATGTGTTGAGCGATCTCTCAATCCAACGGATTGCCAGTTGACCGGACACGGTAATGGCTTCTGCTAGATCAAGATCATAGTAACGGAAATATTGATTTCCAATAGCACCGAACGCGCTGTTCAATTGAATCTTACGAACCAATTGAAAATTGTGAAACTTGGAGATGTTGTTCTTAAGAGTTTTGATTTGTTCTTTACTAGCAGAAGAATCTAGATTCTTCAACTCTGCTTTGCACTGCAACATTTTGTTCTTGTACATTTTCCGTTCTTCGTACATTGTCTCCATCAAAGCAGGGAGAAATCCACGAACATCTCTGCGAAATGTGATACCATTTGCAGCAACAGATTCGTTTCTTAGTTTAGCATTACGGAAAATTTCAAGACAGTCCATGAAAGATGTTATGGGTTTATCATCTTCTCTGTCAAAGATCATATCGGGATTCAATATTCCTCGCTCACCCCACTCAGTCTTGGTTTCAGGTGAGATGTTGTACTGCATGATCAAATGTGGATAGAGACTGTCCAAATCGAACGACACAATCCACTTGTGTTCACCAATTAATGGCTCTTTGACATATGCACCTTCGAACTGACGATCCTTCTCTTCTATTTCTTTTTTAGGAATTACTATATTTCTTTCAATCAAGTAATGATAAATGATAGCATCCCAAGTTCGAACTTGAGAAAAGACATCGAGAAGGTTTACCTTTGCTGAATACGCAAGAGCAATTCCCAATTCCAACAATTTCAATTTTTCTTCTAGTTTCAGGACTAGCTGCACATCTTTGTGGTTGTATGCAACAAATTTATCAAAGTTCCCTGTATAAAAGTCTTGCAGACTCTCAAACTCTTCAAAAGATGCCTTGCGTTCGCCAAGTTCCACATAAGCAATATGATCTAGTTTGTAACTTTCGCGAGTAACGAATGTGAATTTTCTGTACAGATCAAAATAGTCCATTATAGAAATTCCAACAAGATCATATACTGCAAGATCTTGATTGCGAACAACTACTGTGCGAGACTTCAGTTGTCCCCAAGGAGACAGTTTCTTTGCAGACTTCTCGTCAAGAACACGAGATATTCTGTTCACCATATATGGAATGTCGAAAAATCTAACATTCCATCCGGTAACAATATCAATGTCTTTGTCTTGCCACATCTCCAAGAACTGCTCAAGCATTACTTCTTCTTTTGTGTAGCAATACACATGGTGATCAGCATCTACAGGAGTTGCTTTTCCTACACAGAATGTATATGTTTGATCACCAATACGAAAAGTGATTACATTGATTTTCTGATCTGCTTGTTCAATCGAAGGAAATCCGCTCTCACATTCTGTTTCAATATCAAGATAGGCAATTCGCAATTGATTTGTATCATATACTACATCTTTGGGATACTTGTATCCGATGTATTGATAAACAAAATCATTGTTTCCATATATTTCAAATCCAGAAACATCTTTATAATCTTCTATGAATTTCTTGGTGTCATCTATGCTACCGGGATTAATTGGTTCGACATACTTACCATCAAGTGTAGTCCACTCCGTCTTTTTGTTTGATGTAACAAACATCGTGGGCTGAAATGGTTCAGCGGAATGTATCCGTTTGCCATTCTGATACCCACGATATAATATGCGGTTTCCGCGAACCGCAACATTTGTATAAAAAGTAGAACTCATTTAATCCTGAATAAGAATTTTAGTAGAACTCGTCTGACGCTCTCTG